TTCGGTAGCGTTAGCGTTCGGAGAATGGGAGGTGCGCTCAAACAAAGCGATGGCTCTTTCTAAATGCATAGAAGGAACGAGTGTCTTAAGAGTGCGGCGAGCGTCGGCAGTTGTGATCAACTTGTTCGAATGAGATAAAGCCAAAAGCTTGACATCTTTCTCCAAAGCATCAGACAAATGCGAACCAACAGCGGCGGAAGCTTGCAAACCGGAATGCACATTACCAGCAGGGTCCACAGTAGTGGAAGTCACCAAAGGCACAGGAGAGGCAGTGAACTTTTCGTAAAACTGAGCCTCATTCAAATGCGAAATGGAAACTATCTCCTCCAAAGTTCTTGTGGCCATATCCATATTGCCCGAGTAATAGAGTTCCGCGTTCATGGCGAGAGTCTCGTCGCGAATTTCATCAGAGACATAAATGTCTTTGATCCACTGCAAGAGAGAAACGCGATAATCGCAGAAGTTCTTATAGCCGGAAAATTGACGACCGAGGATTGAACGGTGCCTACGAGGGATGTTAACAACCATCGTACCACGACCAATGACGCAACCACAAAATTCAGCAGGGTCCTCAAACCCTGCCTTCATCTTCAGCTTAGTCCATTGTTGCACTTCGTTCAACCGAGAGTCCACAATCTTAAGATTAACCTGACGCTTATAACCGTCATCGCCTTTGATCGCAAGAGCATAAGGTCCTTCACCATCGAGAATATAATCGAGTAGGAGGGCATTTATGATACTATTGAAGAAAAGCGTTCCGGGCTCACCAGAAGTCTTCTCAGTGCCCGCGTAGCCATGAATGGCACCAGCAGAAATCGGGTAGCGGCTTCTGAAATAGTAGTAGTGAGTGATAAAATCCTCAGTAATACCAAAACAGCGAAGGAAAGTCTTCTCGAGCATTTGAGTGAATTCGTCCTGTTGGGCGTCATACATCTCAAAGTCGGTGACTCCGTTCCTAGCAGCTAACGGGATGTCGGCACAGGCAGACCGTAACCTAGTGATCAGAGTCTGTTGAGACATTCGGTTGTCGTAACAAACGTTAGCCTTAAGAGATTCCGAGAACACGGCATTGATGTACCTGATAGCTGTACCAAAGATGACCTGACTGTCCTTAGACCACGCGGAAATCCCTTGACCAGGTTTCTCCACGTTAAGTCCACCCAACTTGGCAGGCTTGAAGATCGCTTTCAAATGCATTCTGATGGATCGGGCATCAGGGTTGTCGTACCCACGCAATTGCTGCGAGTACTTCTTATCCTGAGCGGCCTTTTCGGCCTCCGTTACAACCTGCTCCAAAAGGTCCTCAGAAAACTTTGGCGAATTGATGTTCCGTTGAATGAACCGCTTGACAATGCGATCACACAACAACTGAGCATCTCCACCAGGAGCCTTCTTCGGTTTAGCCTTCGGGTTCAGATAACGACCCAAAACAACATTCAGCGTTTGACCGGGCGAGTTCGGCGAAAAAGTGTTCCCAATACCGCTAGTCCAGGCATAGACAAACTTCTGAACGAAGTTGCCATGTCTGTTCTTGGGGTTATTGTGATCTTCCAGATCAATCTTTCCATTAGTAGCAGAGTTACCGCTGGAAACAGTGTGAGCAAGATTCAATGGTTCACCAACATGTTCGAAACAAGACGCGGGTAGATCTTCATCAGCCATTCTGAAAGCGTCACGGCCAGACAATACCCTAGGCGCAGGCAGAGCTTCTTCAAGATCACTCTCCGGTTGGAAAGTGTGATGGACTCTGCGATAACCCCGTAACCACTCCGTAGCCATTTCGTAATAAAGATGGGTCAATTTCATGTCGGAAAACTTCGACAACTTAAGATTGTCGAAAATCCTGAAGTCAGTGGACCCAAGCTGAATATACAAAGTAGACGACCACAAACTCGTAAGAGTCAAGGAAGTCTTGGCATGTCCGTGGAAAACGAACACAGGACGATCAGATCTTGACCTATAATACAAATAGGTGGCGATGACGACCATCATGTGAGGCATTGAAGAAGACGTGAAAATCGAAGCGGTAGGCCTAAGCAACCCAAAAAGGGCCCAGGCATAACCAGAATACGAGTAATAGGATGTGACAACGACGACTGGGTACCAGCGAGGCAGGAAATCGAGGAGCCAAGACCACTCAACAGAGTGATAGGTCTGAGCCCGAATGACAACCGCATTGCAGAATTCCACAAATGAACGACCGAAGACCAGCTCTAAAAGAGAGGTGAAGGGAATCGGTTCAACTACGCCAAAAGAGACAACCCTAACGCCAGAGAACAGCAAAGTGTGGACGTAAGACATCCAAGACCAATGAAACCAAACAGCAATAAAGCGAAATGGTAAAGTATTAAAAGGTCTTAGAGTGATACGCGACGCCAGTAACAACAGAACAGGACCGTAAAGAATTGATAAACGACGGGACAATAAAGCGATTGGTAATCCGATGAAGATAGCAATCTGAGCCCACGAAAGTTCAAAAAAAGTTCGACGTACAACCTTGTCCTCAGGGTATTCCTCCAAGTTTTCGTAGAATTTTGACGCCGCTTGAGACATCCCAGCACCAGAGGCCGCAGGAAGTAATTGTTCCGCGGTCCAAGTTTTGAGTGTAGCATTGTCGTAATCATACTGACCCTCGGCGGGCAACCCAACTTCCTCCAGGAAGTCCAAGACAGCCTGAGAGCCATCGTGTAGGATCTGCAGAGTCGACTTGTGCCTTGACACAGCGACGACCCACATCCCGTGAACACGAGCAACCTCCAGATCAGACTCCTTGAGATGCAAGATAACATTGTCAAAGGTTCCCCCTTGATTGGCACGAACGGTGTACTTTTCCGAACTCTTCGCAGAAACGCCATGGTTTTCAGCCGTGGCGTGAGTGAAGAAAAGATCAGTAGCCCCTTCGGCGACATCAAGAGGTAGACGAGTACAAATATTCATTGACTTGTCCACCGAAGACATAGCTTCCATCTCGTAACCAAATTGCTTATTAAGATAGGCAACGACATCTTTGCCGTTGCGAAAGTTCCTAAGTAATGTGTGCCTCGGAAGGGAAGCAACGTCGACATAATTGCCGATGTAGCGACCCTCAACTCCCTCTCGGACAGTTGTTTGACCGATATCCCCTACGATGTAGACGACCTCAGGATTGGTGATGTACACAGCGAGCCTGATATAGTCCCATGACAACGAGGTGAACTCGTCAATGTACATGGCACGACAGGTGGGCTGCAGCAGACCTCGATGAGTCGTCGCGAAACGCAAATCTCGGAGGGTTCCGTCTGTTGGATCGGGCACCTTCAAGTAATCGGCCTTGAGCTTCGTGAACGGAGCGTAAATCATATCAGATATGGTTGCCCGGGCGCGTATAAGAAAAGACTTTCCGCAACCGGGCCCCCCCATGAGATACTCAAAACGGACGGCTTTCGAAAACCCAGAACGTGGGATTGCCGGTTTGACCTTTTCCTTAAGTGTCTTGAGTCCGATGGGATCTTCATCGTCGTCAATCAAATCTGTCCAGAATTGGTCGAGATCACCAGTGGTCATAGAGACATCAACAGTCTGTAAAGAGCCCTGATAATTGCACTTCAAGAGTTGCTTCCCAAGTGTTCCTTTTAATGAATCGCAGAAAGCACAGCCACAGTTCGGGTCTTCGTCGGTAATGAAGGAAGCGATCATCTTGAAAGCTTCTTCAGGCGACTTCGTCCTAACAATGGGTGTAGAAATTCGTGTGGTGACGAAGTTATCGGGATAGATAACGAGGTCAGTCTCCCCGCGCATAACAAAATAAGAAGCCGCATGATCCATGAGCTTAAAAGGCGCGAAAGCCAACTGCGAAGTTAGCTTTCTGACGTTGCCAATGAACTTTGGAGGACAGTAACCGTCAAGCACACCAGAAATCTGGATGTGCTTACGTCGGGTTTCTGCGACCACAGCCAAGGTAAACCTCTGCCAATCGTGCCTAGGAAGATGCCATGGAGAAGCAAGCTCAGTCTTAACAAGAGAAGCACCTCGAGCCATTCGCCGAACATAATTATGAACGGTGGCAAAATCGATAGCTTTAATGTCTTGAGAGAGAGCCCAATTGAGTGCGTTGAGCCATTCCTCCACGAGAACGGGAAAATAGACCTTTGTCTTGCCTTCTTGGAAAAGATCGCGAATTTGACAAAATTGCTCTCTTTCCTCGAGTTCAAAACGCCGGACGGTCGTCGCATTACTAGCGGTGGTTTTGGTGACGGTGAAGGTAAGATACGGACCAATACGGGACGTAATCTCGAAACAAAGCGAGAACTCTGGAAAGTTCATCACCGGTTCAGAGAGAAAACTGGCCCACGTGTCGTGCCTATGAGTGTACCCATTAGAAACCCCGTTCCGGAAAACAACAGTAGACTTACCAGTCGCCTTATTGTATTCGTAAACGTAGTTCCTGTCTGGTGCAGACATCGGAAACAACAACTCCTTGGGGTACAAACCATAACCTACAGCAGATTTGGCACCAGTACGAATGAAAATGTCGCGCCATTCGCGAGGACCGAATTCATAAGCAGAGTCCTCAAAAAGCAAACGTTCGTACTTGTTCGGGAGATCATCCGGGGAAAGGAAGAAACCAGCGCAAGAACCAACCTGAGCCTTGAATTCGTCTATTATGTTGTGGATTCGGGCGAAAGCCTTGACATACATAGGAGCGGTGGCCTGAGGTGTGCCTCTCTTAGAGAAGTATTTCCCGATGGATCGATGAGAAGACTTAATGGACTTAGCAGTAGCATTAAGAAGTGGAAGAACGGTCCGAAGATAGTCTTTCGTTTCAACACCGGGAAGATAGTAGTCTAAGTGAGATTGCGCGTAGGCGTTAATCTCTCGGAAAGCAGATCCCACAACCAAAGTCGGAACTAGGGTGGTGCCAGGATGAGCAGTCCGATCGTAAATAACGCGAACAACGCGACGTAGAGCAGCCAAAACAGCATGATCCGAGGAGAGTATCTCAGTACCGGTGAACAACAGCGGGAAATTAACAATACGAGACACCTCGAGGCGCTGTGTGTGAGTCAATGCAAAATCGACAACAACAGCATCCTTAGAGGCTTTCTTATGGTATTCTCTAGCGGCCGAATCACCAAGACTGGTAGCGTTGACGGAAAAGGCGGTGTCGAAAGCACTTTGAACTTGCTCATTCCCGAGATAGGAAAACGACCGGCGAAGAAAATCCCAACTGTACTTAGAGTCTTGAACAAGGTGATTATTCACTATGTCAAAATTCGCGGCACGGTAAGGGAAAAGCTTTGCAAGGGCGAGAACCTTCGCTCCTCCGGGGCGCGGTCCCAAATACGTGGCTATATAAAACACGTGAACGGGAGAGAGTCCTTGAGATGCAAAATCGAAAAGAGGGAGCCAACAGTGATCCTTGACAGCACGTTTGCGCAACTTACCCCGACGGTCCAGTTGAAGCGTGTACGAACGAGCCTTGCGAAGAAGATTGATAATGGCAGGGTCGATGGATTGATCCACGCGATGTGAGAGAAAGCGCAGAGTGACAGTTAGAACGACGACAAAGATCTGGAGAAACCAAATGGTGACCACAGGCTCGACGAAGTCGCTGAGAAGGGAAATGAGTAGTAGCAATAGGTAAAGAACGCTTGCCACGCACGCAGAGAAGAATATTGAGACGTATTGGCGGGGACGTTGAATCGGTCTCGGTAAGGGAAGGGTATATAAACGGCGTCCGCCTCTCGCAGCGTCCTTAGACCCCATCTTTGTGAATTTAACTCACGACGGGAGACTTTTACAGGAAAGTGAGAGAGGAAAGAAGCAATTTATATTTATTTGACTATTCTGGACAGCGTACTCAGATGTGTGC